ATCATTCCCATTGCTTGATACAGGAGCAGGTCAGACTTTTTCATCGACTTGGAATGGCGACACGGGTCTTACATCGTTCCCACTTATTGATACATCTGCAGGAACAAGTTTTACTGCCGCCTGGCAAAACTGTTCTGGACTTACATCATTCCCAGCAATTGATACTACCTTGGGCGGTAGTTTCATATTAACGTGGAATAATTGTTCAAGCCTTACGGCATTCCCATTGCTTGATACAGGAGCATCATCGAATTTTTCTGGAACCTGGGATGGATGTAATAGCCTTACATCATTCCCAATTGTCGATACCGCAGCCGCATCAGTTTTCAGTTTCGCCTGGAAAGGATGTACAAGCCTTACATCATTCCCAGCAATTGATATTGGACTCGGTACGGATTTTACCAGTGCATGGGAAAATTGTCTGGGATTAACAACCTTCCCATTACTCGATACTTCAGCCGGAACCAACTTTACCAGTGCATGGCAAAACTGTAATAGTTTAACAACCTTCCCATTAATAGATACAACGTCTGCTGATATTTTTGAAGCCACGTGGCGGAATTGTTCTGGATTTACATCGTTCCCGTTATTAACAGCTACGTCATCAGTTACTGATTTTACTAATGCCTGGAATAGTTGTACAAGTCTTACATCGTTCCCACTTATTAATACATCCTCAGGATTAACTTTTGGTAGTGCTTGGCGGAATTGTTCTGGACTTACATCGTTCCCATTAATTGATACATCTGCTGCCACCGAACTTTCATATACTTGGCAGAGTTGTTCGGTTCTTGCATCATTCCCAATACTGGTTACATCACTAGTTAATGACTTTTCGTTTGCATGGGAAAATAATTATGCTCTGACATCATTCCCGTTACTTAATACATCTGCAGGCACTAATTTTTCTGGGTCATGGTGGGATTGCACAGGCTTAACATCATTCCCGTTGGTAGATACTTCCGGAGGAATCAACTTTACTAGTACCTGGAACGGATGCTCAAGTCTTGCATCATTCCCAGCAATTGATACATCAGTTGGTGAAACATTTGTTAACACGTTTACTGATTGTACTTCGCTTGTTTGCTTGAGTACAGTAGATACAACGTCAGGTACATCTGCAGGCGGTATGTTTACAAATACTCCATTATTAGCCGCACCGACCTCGGGCGAACAGACAACAATTTCGACTGTTCCACCAGGATTAGCTTATGTTAATGGAACTGCTTGTCCGTAACTGTTAAGTATACAAGTCTTTAAGAGTATTAATACGTTTAAAAATATCGTCAATCTTCATTGTTGCCCAGAGACCTGGGTGTAATGGCTTAGGAATAATATCTGAATCTATCCATGCGTAACCCACGTGCTCGTGATTTAATAATGGAGTAAATTCACTTTCTACAATACAGTAGAATGTATGGAAGCTAAAGAAATCTCCGTTAGCTGTGAACTTCTCAATTGGAATAAGTTTAATAGTCTCAGGCATAAAGCCCATTTCTTCTGTGCATTCACGTTCTATTGCGTCAAGCAATGTTTCGCCTTCTTCAATCTTGCCACCAGGTAACGCCCAATGCCCTTTGTACTTCTTATCGTCACGCATTAGATAAAGATGTCGTTTTGTATCTTTACTAAAAAACCAGATACCAACGGCATTAATTTTACTTTCGTTACGCATTAAAGAACAACACCCCAGTTGCCGCCATTGTATATTCCTTCGTAACTACGTTTCCATTCATTATCAGCATACCTGAACTGAATACCTGTTGTTAAATTTGTGACATATTCGGTTTCGGTGCTCGCTAACGCATCAAATACCACTAGCCAGGCTGCACCATTGTATTCAACAATATCATTTTTCTGTGCAACCAACCCGGCCCATGCGGCCGCATTGTCTAGATTTGTAAGTTCGCCCGTGCCCTCAGTTAACAAATACCGAGTTCCACTAACTGTAACTGGTGGACCAGATTCGAGAGGATTAATAACAGCAGTCACTGGGTCTAGTGTATTACTCGGCAACGTGTCAGTATCGACTGTGAATAATAATATACCAGGATGCATTGGGTGATATGCAACAGTTCCAATGACATCGTTAATACCCTCAATGTCGGACTCTAATCTAATTTGTGATATACCATTGTTCAGTGTACCGTATTCATCAATTACACCCGCCCATGTTAAATCGTTTTCTTCCGGGGTAGGCAATGTTTCTATATTTAGATTATCACCAGGTTCGGTATGAGGCAAGATGTGTAGCTCGTTACCAAGCAATAAAATTTGATATCCATGCGGTGTAATTTTAACTCTAGTGCCTAGTAAAATGTCGTCGCCAGTTATAGCATCTACCATGTCACCTGCATCGTCGTATATGCTAGCGATAATTTTATGGATGACGCCTTCTTTTGTAACTCTGGCCGGAGGACTAAGCCAAATCGGCAGGTTAAATTTTAATGTTGCAATGTCTATGCTACCGTCATTATTTGGTACTTGTCGCGAACTCCAATTTTCTCCGTCTAGCTCAACCACACTTAAACTCGTCCAATCTAGATAATTATCTGTGGACTGTATTTCGAGCGATGGATTAAACAGTGTTAAAATTTGCTCTAAGAGTTGCAATTTCATATTAGTACTGGAAGTCCAGATATCTAATTTTAGTCCAAGTTTATAAGGTACTGGCATTGGACGTTCGACACTAAATGCATTGCCCTGTACTTGTTCGTAAGTCTGCGAACCTTCATCCCATTCACGCTGAGCAACTTCCTTCCTGTTGACGTGGTACGGCTCTTGGATTCGTGGACGGTCGTATTTTAATGAGTCGATATAAAACGACATAGTTGGCGCACACGGAATATTATTTGCAGAGTTCTCTTGCAGAATAGTTTGAACTTGTCTAGTTGCATCACCATAACGGATTGGAACCCGAACACGAGTTATGTTTCCATCATCGTCTATGCCACCTTCTACTTCGTAATTGCTAAACATTCTAGCGAACTGTAATAAAAATCTTCGAATTTGGGCATCGTAAAAATATTGACTCACCTTACGCCTCCATCCATACACGTTTTCCGTTTATCATTGGTTGTATTTGTGATTGAGTAAATGTACATAGTTTAATTATCCTCTTTAGGTCTAAGCAATTTACTAAGTGATTGTCTACTTGGTATATCACCGCGGTCTGTTGTGCTAATTGTATCTGTATTATTAACGAACTCGCTTCGTTGAGTTTCGCCGTCTAAGTAAATGTCTGTGCGTACATCGTCTTCCACTTTAATCCATGCCTTCCCATCATATCTAAATAGCCTATTAGGCTTGTAATCTAACCGTAATACATGGTCGCCAAGTTCAGGATTGCTTGGGAACGATGTGCCTGGGGTAACGGGCCAACCGTTTGGTGCTAGACCATCGCCTACCAAGTAACCCAATCTTAATCCGCTTGACGGATGTGTGCCAACTAGTGTGTTGCTAGATTCTGTTCTTACATCTACTGTTATTGTATCTGCGTCGGCAGTAACGCCACCACCTAATGTGTCAATTGTAGGCATCCATGAATCAGCAGTAATACCCCCTGACCATAAACTCATTTCTGGACACGCATTTGGGTCCGTTTGCTCCAATGGTACACCGGAGATATCAGCAGTGTACGCCCCAGTGTCTACACTTATACCCGGTATGTTAAATGGGTCGCCATATTCGTCGTAACCAACAATGAAGAAACTACTAACGTCATATCCACTAAGTGGTACGTCGACTTCCGCCTGTGTCAGGAGAGCATCGTTAATTTCGATTTCTTTATTGTGCTGGCACATATAATCAGCAAGCGTTCCGCTTCCGTTACCTTCACCGTCATCTCCATCAATTCCACCATCGTTGTTGATGTAGTCTGTTAGGATGTCTTGGTACTCTTGTCCACCTACCATCGGCACTGCTTTCACGCGCCACAGGTGTGGTAACCATGTTTGACTAAAACCTTCGCTAGCGAAGTTGGCGTCATTGATTACATAAAACTTCGGCAATGCCATTGGCACAGCATCACCACCAAGTGGGTGAAAATCTTTTAAATTTGGAAATTCAAGTACATCGCCATTCATTAGCTTTCTGCCAATATGGTCAATCATATCGTTGTAATGGAATGTGATAAACAGTGTGTCGTTCTGCATAAACAAACCAAATTGACTTAGGTCAAAATCGATATCTTGCGCACGATATACGCCACGCATGGTATAAACATCCTCGGCGTAATCACGATTGCGGTTTTCAAGTAACAACAAGTCTTCAATGAACAACGGATTCGTCTCGTCGTATGTCGGAAGGGTTGCGTCACAC